CTTGATACAACGTTGAAATCCGCACCACAAACAACACACACCTTATCTACTCTAGGCTTTCGCATAATAACCTCCAATTGGAAACAAGGATGGTAGCTTATACCATCACTTATATCCAACTGTTGTTTATGTGGGTTTATCACGCAATTAATCCCCTGTAGATCAAGCACTTACGGTTATAGGGATGTAGCTCCACTCTCAATGACCGCCATCCATCCATCATTTTGGATAAACGCCGCACTGTAGAACTTAGCGCCGAGATAGCCACGCTGCCCAAGGGGGTCGTTCTTATCCTTTTGCGACGTTGGAATATGGATAACATCGAACGAGTCCATGCCGCGCAATGCGAGGTTAGCCCATGCGTTCTTGCCAACAATGATATAAGGGTAAACATCGATATTAGATCCGCTTGTGGACAGCATACCTGTTGAGCCTACAGCCGCGCCAGAATCAGGGATAGAGCTAAGCTCAGGGCTAACGATAAAGCGATATCGGTCAGTCGAGCCAATCTCCATAGGATGCAGCGACTTCATGCTGCCGTACTCTGAGCAAGCCTTAAAACCTGGTAGTTCGCGGACATCGTTTTCGCAGTCGGTATGACAGAAAACGATAAACGCGGCCTCAACAGGCGAGGTGTTGAAGTCGGCAGACGCCTTAAGGACGCTTGTGACGAGATCGCCGCGATTACCAAGAATGGATCGTGATACCTTGCGCAGAGTGCCCAGGCTAATGGTTTCATCAACAGTAGCGCGAGATGTGCCGCCCGAGTAGAATTTATTGGTACAGCCTTTCAAAGCGCCGTAGTCAATCATTTCTCGGACTAAGCCCATGCGCTCACCAGCCTGAACCTTCATCTCATCGGGGATTTTATCCTCGTAGAGATCGGCGGTTTTGTCGGTGTACGAATACAGGCAGGCGTATTGCTGCAACTGTACAGATACATCATCAGGCGCTAGAGTGTCGGCAGTAGGTGTTACGCCTTCATTGACCTGGTGGCCAACGGCGGTAACGCTCCATGTGTTTGTGCCAGCAGCAGTGCCAGCAGTGCCGCCATACGGCACCCATCGTCGATAGACAACGGTGTCGGATTGATTCTTGCCGATTTTCTTTTGATCGCCAGAAATACCGAGAACCAGTCGAGGGACTGCGTGTTTAAGGATTTCGCCTTTAAGTTTGCCTACGCGGGGGGTTTCGGTGGTGTATGCTTGCATACCCATAATGTCTTACTCCTGTTTTAGCCATCATTATATCCGGCTAAAAATTCATCGTGCTCAGAGGGTTGAGCCTTCGGCGCTGGCGTATTTGACCCTTTAGTGGGTGCCACTGCGCGTTCTAGCTTGCTTTGTTTAGCTTGTCTCTGGCGGCTCTGAGCGGTCAGATTGGAGTTTGAGGCATCTTGTCTTTGCTCCCAAAGGGTTAAGACTTTTGATGCGTCAGCTACATTAGTGCTATTTAATGCAAGGTCAATTATATCGTTATCTTGTAGTGATAGCCAATTCTTATATTCGATTGAGTTTACATCCTCTTCCCATGTCGGATGATCCCTGTCCAGCCGGGCCATATCTCGTGCGGCCTTCACTGTTTCGGCGGTGGTTTGCCCTGGCTGCTGGCTCATTTCAGCCATTCTTTTGTCGATCAGGCTCTCAATGTCAACTTGCGCTGGAGCACCGACAGCACCAAAAGCCTCGACCATAGCGTCATAGCTCTCGGGTAGGAATTCTTTCAACTCTTGCATCTTCTCGCCAGCCAGCATTTTGTCTAAATCAATCTGCCCCGGCTTAGCTTGCTCTTTGAATGTTTCGATCTGACTCTTCAGCCCGCCGATATGGCCCTCTACGCTTCGGAGTCGGTCGGCAAACTTCTTCTCGATGCGAGCCAGCATCTCCGATTCTTTCTGCTCGTCCGTGAGCTCAGGCTCGGGCTCAGGTTCAAGCTCAACCACTAACTCTTCTTTTTTAGGAGTCGCCTCATCCCCCGAAAAGCCTGCTGCGAAATCCTCTGCCTCTTGCTCATCTGTCAATACTTCGTCGATTACTTCATCTTCAACTGCATTCTGCTTGTCGTTCATAGTTAACTCCGGCGCTATTTATAAGGGTCGATGTGATTTGGCGCGGCAATTTGCGGCGCCTTGGTAAGCATTTCCAGCAATCCGCTGACTTCTGCGATGCGGCCACGGATATTGGCGGTCTTAATTGCATCATGATCTTTGTCGTTGCTTAATCGCAACAACCTTAACTTTTCCTCTTGCATCTCAACTAGATCAGCATAGAAGGGTGTCGCTTTATCTGAATCTCTTACGATCAATGTACGACCTCTCCAAAATAGTACGGGCCACCCTCACCCTGGCTAACCACCTCACCATTAGTGATTGAGGTCATAACCTCGTCGATCTTGATCCACTCAGGCACGTCCTCCGGCTTGATGTAAAACCAATCAACGCCATCATCTGAGCCGCTGATAGCTATAGTTGCCTCTTTTGTTTTCTTCCTGGCCAACCGCTTGCCATTAATACCAACTATCTCTGTCATCTGATTTCCCCTCTATTGTTGAAACGCTTTTCCGTTATCGGCCCGGCCTACAGGCTCAACGCCATGCCGTGCTACTTGCTTGACTGCTTGGGTAGCCCCGGCCAGCTCCCTCTGGGTAGTTAATCGCATCACTGTTTCGTTAATGCGTACCTTTGATTCATCGAGAATATTGTCTTTCACGCCAGCCTGCTTCATTCGTTCAATCTCTGCCTCGAACGCCTGCTCCATGCTCAACAAATCCTTGTCGTGAGCGATAGACCGTTGTTGCGCCTCATCCTTCTGCAATAATTTGTCGGTCTCCAGTTGCGCCTTCTGATCGGCCTGGTATTTATCCAGCTCGGCTTTCATCTGCGCGATTTGCATACGAGGATCATTATCTTGCGGCTGTGACATTTTCTGGACAATCTCACGCCACTCCTCGTCATCGTACTCAAACAGCTTTGCGTCAAATTGCTCAGACTTTAGATATTCTTGCGCCCATTTCTTCGGATCAATACCGTAGACCGGGTTTAGAACCAGTCGTCCAAGCTCGATGATTTGCTGCTTCTGAATACTCCGCTCTACCAGCGCGCTTGAACCTCGGGCCTCGATAGTGAAATCGCCTTTAGTATCTTCTTTCTCACCATGTTCCAGCAGATATTTGTAATAGCGTCGAACGTGTGGCTCTGTCACTAAATCATCGAATAGCCTGGCTATGCGCCGTCTGACCGTCGATGCGTTGTTGTTGAGTATCTGTGTCTGTCCTAGAGTGTCTGGTGATGATGCCCCCATCTGACCTTGCATAATCATGGGCAGCCCGGTCACATCCTCCGCAAACTTTAATCCCAGGCTTATAATGCTTTGCAGCTCATTGACGCGCATATCCATATGAAAGAACGTGAACGCCTTGCTAACGTCTGACAGATCAGCATCCTCGGCGGCAATCCAGCCTTTTCGCGGAGCTAGCTCGGCTACCCCGTCGATCGGATTAATGAGCCCTGGGTTGTAGCACCACATAGGCCCGCCAGCTAAACCAGCATTGTCCATCAAATTTCGACCCGCGCCATTAATCATGCGCTGCGGCGTTCGTATCAGTCGTGCGATACCCGTACCCCACGGACTATCGACCATGCGCTTCCATACCATTACGTCATAGGGGTAGTCGCCTCCGTCCAATGGATTCTCTACAGCTTTGATGACGCGGTTATTGACCATGACGATATGGGCGCTAGCGACGTCTTCATCACACGGGCAATTCGCCGCCTCCATGTCTTTTTTTGACAGCGCGCCATAGAAATACCATATTTCATAAATCCCGGTCTTTTTAGTTCGGTCTGGGTCTAGCCCTGATGATGATGGCGCGGTCTTAGTAGCTTCGCTCGGGCCTTCTTCTAAGACTTTTTCGATCTGCGAATCAAGATAGCCCTGTCCCATCAACTGCTTTAATCGCTTCGCAGTGATGTAATCTCGCTCGAATATGAAGCTGCCGTCATGTATTGACGATCCACACCCTGGGTCAGGGAATAACGACCACGGGGAAATAGCTCTCGACACCGGCACCAGCTTTTCTTGAGTAACCAGCCCGCCATCTTTGTATGCGAAATATTCTTTTTTCTCAGGGATCGGCCCCTTGAGAACACCTGTACCTATACGACTCGCGTCTTCGATAACCTTTCTATTTTCACCAGAATACTGACACTCGCTATGCCAGTCCTTGATTTGAGATTCTGCCTCCTGTGCGCTTGCCTCGGCCTTTTTTAGTCTCTCCTTGGCCTCTGCAACGAGTCGCGCTCCCTCCTGCTGGGCTGCCTCTGCATTCCCGCCCACAGACTCCATGAGGCTAACTTTAATGTCGTCGCTGATATCGCCCTCAGCCATCCCAATCAGCTCAGGGATCGGTGTAGGACTGATAGACCAGCCCATTTCATTGGCAACCAGCAGCATATCGGCCAGGCTTGCCGCCGAACTATCGCAATATTGCCCTGTGATATTCAAAAATAGACTAGACCCGCTGCCCGTGGGTGATGCCTCCACTCTACCTGGCGGCTTCGTGTTCCATGCGCCATCTTTACCCTTATTTCTTTCGTCAACACCGGCGTAGAATTCTTCATCCTCTCGCCATTGATCTTCGATACCGCTTGCCGACCGCCCATCAATAGCTTCGGCGCGCAGACTAGCGATATGAACGCCAAGCGCATCCAGTCTCGCCGCCATTTCCTCCTCTTTTTTAGCGACCAGCTCTGTTAGCTCCTCAACCTCTTCTTCGCTCAGTTCTTCTATATTTATCTCTAGCTCGTCCATTAATAGCCCATTGCGCGGTCAGCGACGGTGTGCGGGACATATCTATTCAAAATATCCTCCCGGTGATTGGTTTTTACTTTACGAACACTCATGGCCACGATAGCGGCATCAGCTAAATTGGGGGATGTTACGCCCCTGGCTTTCATGGCCTTCTTTGACTCAACAGCTATTTTACCGTTATTTGTCCAAATACGCCTCGGCTGTGATAACTCGGCGATTAGATTATTATATTCTTTACACTCACTACTGATGCTAATCAAATCTTCCGGGTCAGCATTAACAAGCTGGCCCTTTGCCTGACTTTGTATTGCATTGTATGTTTTCTCGCATCGCTCTCTAAACCACGTCCATGATTGACTGCGGTAATTAAGAAAAACGTCTTCATTCTTCCGTGCTATACCGCCTTTGGTATAAGACTTTTTCTTATCCTCAATAGCGCCAGAGCCCCGATATTCTGCTATTTGCATATCTCCGGCTGTAGCGCTCATCAGATACGTCTTAATTACGGGCGCGCCCAATCCGTCGGCGTCGAACGCGAACACAGAGGCTCTGTGCGACTCTGCCATGTCGAATGCCCAAGGTAGTGCAGCGGTTATATCGCCCTTATTCATCTGATCCGCAACAGTGATGACTGACCCGTGGCGAAACACAAATCCTTTTGCATCGCCGGTATCGGCAGGATCGAATCCTGACGCCTTAATACCCGTCGGCCTGAATTGCAATTTGATATGCGCATCTACTGTGGCTTTTAGCCATTTAGCAGGAATGAATGAGTCTGTCGCCGATGCCAGTGGGTCTCGATCGATCTCTTGTGCGACTGTTTGCTCTGTCTGCTCTGCGACTTGGCGCTGATACCATGCATCGTCTTTCCTCGGGTCTTGCCGCCAGTCGAAAACAAAATGACGAGACGTTCCTTTAAATCTCTGCCACTTGTTATAGAACTCATTGCCAGCACCATTGAACGTGCTTATATCAATTTGGCAGTTAGTAGTCTGGCTTAATGCCTTATCGACGACCGCCTGGTGCTCCAAGAATGCCGACTCATCGACGAAAAATATGGACTTACGACCACCGCGACCGATGTTGTCGCCTGCCTCGCCTGTGATTGATGCGCTGGTTTCAGGGTTGACTAGGCGCATAAACGTGGCGTGCTTTTGCTCATCAAACCCTTCGGGCATAAATACTTGGGGAACGTGCCGCACAAAGTGCCGGATCTTCTCAAATATGCAATCAGGATCGCCCAACTTATCTACCAGCGATTCTTTCCGGCTACCGAACCCAATAGCTATCCCATCGTGAAATAGCCACAGCGTTGCTGCTAGTGCCGATGACAGCCATGTCGCCCCGCAATCCCTCGTTTTCTCGACCAAGCCCCGCTCTGACGACCTCCATTGACCATAAACCCACTCGATATACTCTTTTTGCCGTGGCCACAGTATGAATGGGACGTTAGCCTGCAAGCCTCTCTCTAGTCGCCGTGGGTCATAAGTCATGCCCCAGTCGTTAATGAAGTCCGCAGGGTGTGACGTATAGTGCTGCCTTACCGCAGCGAGTTTTTGGGGGTCAGCTTTGAGCGCCTCCAGCACGACCAGGCGCTTAGCTAGAATCCCTTTATAGTCGGGATTGCTCCAGTCCATTAATTTTTGCTCATACCTGGGCTAGCTCCTGTGCATTTTTGCATTGTAACATTATAGCGAAACTACCGTTCGTCGGGAATATTCAAATAATTGTTGCGCGTTACCGGTAACGGAGCTATTGTTCTATCACACCAAGCAAACAACGGAGAGACCAAATGGAAAACTTTAAGATTGAAATTACAACAAGCTATGGCGACGATTGCGCGCCGGTAGTCAAGACAGTTCAGTATTGCGGTGATGTCGATAGCGCTCGGCGCGAGGTGCGAAGGTTGGTTGAATGCGCATACGCATCGCCTGGTGTATGTGGTGTTAATGGGTATTTAGAAAACTCGGACGGTTGTTACGCATCGCCTAACGTTTTTGGTGTTCATGGATATTTAGAAAACTAGGAAGGCTGTTCTGTCTCATGACCCACCCTCACAGCAAACAACGGAGAAACAAAATGACAATTTATCTTGATGTGTGTAGCGGTTCAAAGATTGAGCTACCCGATAGTGAGATTGTGTTTATGAATATACATAATGTGGCACAGGCAGTATCGTCGTGGGACGATGGGGAAATGCCCACAACATACGACGGCTCGATTAGTGATACCTCGGTCGAAGCTGCCGGTGTCCAACTAAACGATGAGGCTGTATACGAAAGCGACACCCCTTTTTCTCTATCTGACGGTGTTTATTGGGAGTTGGAGGCATTAGATGAGTAAATCCAATAAACAACGCCAAGCGGCTCTGCGCGAGCGCAGGGCTGCGCTGGGGCTGAAGCGCCGGGAATACAATCTGACAGATAAAGAAAAAAAGATTCTCGACGCGACGTTACAATCCCTACGATCCACTAGCAAGACGCTTCCCTCATCGCAGTGACAGCCGCTACTGCTTGTGACTTGGCTCGCTCAATGGCCTCAACCACTTCGTCGTGCTTGAGCTTGATGGCGGCTAGCTCGCGATTAGCATCAGCCAACTGCTCGGCGGCGTCTTTAGCCGATGATCGCGTCCTGTCGGCCTCGCCCCTGGCTGTGCTAATAATATGAGCCGCCTGGTTGTTGGCTTTTCTAATAATCTCTGACGCATCTTCATCAGCCTCTTTCGTCGCAATGTCTAGCGCGTCGATATTGTCTTGAAGTTGTTTTTTGCCGACGATGAGCACTTCTTCCATTTCGCGTTGTTGTGCCGCCGTTGCTTCGACCAAGTGCTGTAGCTCCGCTTGCTGGGCTTCTGTTGCTTGTTTAGCCTCGGCCAGTTTTGCTTTAGCCACGCCCTCTGCCGCCTCAATAGACCCAATCGAGTCTAGGGCATTGGCCATGTCTGTAATCCATTGTAATCGCTTAGCACCGGCTTTAATCTGTCTTGCCGCTTCTTGATAATCCATGATTAGCCCCTATTCGGTGTTTGGCGACGTAGCAGTATATGCACGTCAATGTCTG